ACGTCGTGCGCGAGCTCGGCAAGCTGTACGATCGCATGCGCTCGATGATCGAGCGGGCGAATCGCGAAGGCGACATGACGAAGAAGGACGAGGAGGAGCTCGCGGGCATCCGCTCCCGCTACGACAGGCTCATCAAGATTCGCGACGCGAATCACGACCTCGCGAAGCGCTCCGCCGCCAGCCGCCAGCTCTCCTATTCGATGGAGCGCGCCGAGCGCGCCGCTCACGGCAAGCCGGTCGAGCAGCGCCTCGCGATCATGCAGCGAGCGGAGTACCGCAGCGCCTTCGCGAGTTACCTCCAGCACGGCCACAAGCCGAGCTTCGAGACTCGCGCCCTGAGCGAAGGCTCCGATCCCGACGGCGGCTACCTGCCGAGCCAGGACTTCTACAACGTGCTCTCGAAGGTCCTCGAGCAGGAGGTCGTGCTTCGCAAGATCGCGACCGTGATGCCGCTCGGGACGTTCAAGACCAATGTGGCGGTCGAAGGCGGGATCGTCTCGGCGTCGTGGGGCACTGAGGCGGCAAACGTCGCGGTCGACACCGCGCAGACCTTCGAGCAGCGTCAGCTCACGCCGAAGCGCCTGAGCGTGATCGTCAAGGCGTCGATGGAGCTCGTCGAGGACGCGCCGAGCCGCGGCCCGGGCTTCAGCGTCGAGACGATCGTCGCCGACCAGATGGCCCGCGCCTTCGCCCTGAAGGAAGAAGAGGGCTTCGCGGTCGGAACCGGGGCGAGCGGACAGCCGAAGGGCATCTTCAAGTACACCGGCGCAGGCGAGATCAGCACGGGCAAGACTGCGGCGACCGCGTCGGCGTTCACCGCGAACGAGCTCATCGACCTGATCTACTCGCTGCCTCGCCAGTACCGAACGACTCCGAACGTCGCGATTGTGTGCAACGACACCGTGATTGCCGCCATCCGCAAGTTCACCAACCCCGGAAGCGGCACGTCGTTCCTGTCGTACCTGTGGGAACCGTCGTTCAAGCTCGGCGAGCCCGACCGGATCATGGGCATCCCGATCTACTCGTGCCAATACGCGCCCGATGTCGCGACCGGCACCGTCCCCATCATCATCGGCGACTTCTCGAGGTTCATCATCGGTACCCGCACCGGCCTTTCGGTGCGCGTCCTGCGCGAGCTGTACGCGGGCAACGGCCAGCTCGGGTACCTCGGCATGGAGCGCGTCGACTGCATCCCGACGGTTTACAACGCCTTCCGCTACCTCAAGATGGCCTGAGCCTGAGTCTTCTCGTGCCGAAGGGGGCCGTGGTCGGCGACGGCCACGGCCCCTTTCTCTTGGCAAGGAGCATCGAATGAGAATCCAGATCCTGCAGCAACTCGTCGGACCCGCGGTCAACATGATGCCCGGCGACATCGTCGACCTTCCTGCCGACGAGGCGCGTCGGCTCATCGATGCCGGGATCGCCGAAGCCGTCGCCGACGAGCGTGCGACTCAGGCCGAGCCGCCGAGGAAGGCGACGCGACGATGAGCCTGAACACAGGCGTCTCGACATCGAACATCGAAATCAGCTCGCCCGCCGAGGAGCCGCTCACGCTCGGCGAGGCGAAGCTGCATCTTCGCATGGATCACGATGCCGACGACACCCTGATCTCAGGCCTCATCGTCGCCGCTCGCGAGCACGCCGAGGCGTTCTGCCGTCGACCGCTGGTGACTCGCACCTACCTCGCGACCTTCTCGAGGTTTCCCGATCGGGGCAAGCCGCTATGGCTCCCGATGCCCGGGGTGACGATCGTCTCGAGCGTGACCTACACGAACGAGTCCGGCACAAGCGTGGCGATGGTATCCGGCACAGGCTATCGACTCGTGCGAGGCCCGACGCATCATGCGCTCGAGCTTCCGGCGTCGATCCCGCTCTGGCCTTGGACGGCCTTGCAGAGCGATGCCGTGATCGTCGCGTATACGGCGGGATACGGGTATGCGGGCGATGTGCCTCGAGGGATTCGCTCGGCGATGCTGCTTCTCGTCGGCCATCTCTACGAGAATCGCGAGGCGGTCAGCAAGGAAGCCGGTAACGAGTTGCCGATCGGCCTTCAGGCCCTGCTGTTTCCGTTCCGTTCGGGGGAGGTCAGATGAGGATCGGTCGACTCAGGAAGCGAGTGCGACTCGAGCGACCGGTGCGTGCGGTCGACGACTACGGCCAGGGCGTGACGACTTGGGAGCTCGTCAAGTACCTGTGGGCCGAGATATCGCCGATGAGGGGCGACGAGGCGATCCTCGCCCGCGTACCGACCGGCACGGTGTCCCATCGCATCACGACCCGATGGACCGGCGAAGTGCCGGACAACGCGTGGCGCATCGTCTTCAACGGCCGCACATTCCAGATCACCGAGCGAACCAACTGGCTCGAGCGAAACATCATGCTGGACATCATGGCGAAGGAGATCCTCGCATGAACGGCGTGCCGATCGAAGTGACGCTCCAGGGCGTCGACAAGGTAATCGCCGCCTTCGACAAGCTCGAGCGCCGCATGCAGCAGAGCATCATCGGCAAGGCAGGTCGTGCCGCGCTCGATGTGGTCGTTCCGATCGCGAAGCAGAACATCGCTTCGCTTCCGTTCGCCAACCCGCCGAGCAAGAAGAACGTTCGAGGCACGCTCGTGCGATCGGTGCGGAAGAAGACGAGCAACAAGGTCGGAGCGACGATCGTCACCGCGATGCTCGACTACAAGCGCGGCGGCGTCGTCAAGCTCGCGCACCTGTTCGAGTTCGGATTCAACCATCCCGGCGGCAGTCGAATGCGGGCCCATTACATGATGAGCCAGGCATGGGAAACGAAGAATCCTGAAGTGCAGCGCATTCTCGCCGAGCGCATGAAGGCTCTCATAGAGCAGGCGGTCCCGTCATGAGCATCGAGATCGAGCTCAGGACGATGATCCTCGAGGATGATGCCGTCGAGGCGCTCGTCGGCACGCGTGTATTCCCGGCGCTTCGGATCGAGGATACGGCGCTTCCCGCGGTGGTCTACACCACCACACGGAGCGATGCCGAGCAGGCGCTCGCCGAGCAGACCACGCTCAGCAAGTCGACCATCCGCTATGAGTGCATCGCGACCTCGCTCGCCGTGTCTCGCCAGGTCGCCGAGGCCGTGCGGCAGTCGATCGCCGGAATCACGGGCACCGTCGGCGACATCGAGCGCGTCGCGGTGCGATTCATCACGCTCGAGGACAACGCGATAGATCCCTTTGACGGCAGCGGAGATCCGCTGTTCTCGACCTCGATCGAGTTCGAGGTCTTCCACGGCATCCCATCCATCGGAGTCTGAACATGGCAGCATCACCCTCATACGGCTCAACCCTCTCCATCGGCGGCACCATCGCGGGCGTCAGGTCCATCGACGGCCCGCAGATGTCTCGCGAGATGATCGACATCACGGCTCTCGCCGATCCGCACAAGGTCAAGATCCCGGCGCGTCCGAACGGCGGCACGGTCACGGCCGAGATCCTGCTCGAGTCGGCGCATCACGGAAGCGCTGACGACTGGCTCGGCGCGGGAATCACCACGACCGACGTTCCGTCGCCGATCGCATGCGTCGTCACTTTCCCGTCCGGCTCATTCTCGTTCGATGCCTTCGTGACCGGCTTCGCGCCGAAGGCGAGCAATGATGAGGCCCTGACCGCGACCATCACCCTCGAGGTCACCGGTCCCGTCACTTGCGCGGGTGCGTCATGAATCGAGAATCGATACTCGCCAAGCGAAGCGTGCGCATCGTCCCGGTCGAGGTCCCGGAATGGAACGACACCGTCTTCCTCCGGGCCTTGACCGTCGGCGATCGCGACCGGATCGACCAGTTCGTGCACGAGTCGAAGCAGCGCCTCTCGGGATTCCGCTCGCTCGTGCTATCTCTGTGCCTGTGCGATCAGCACGGCAATCGAGTGTTCACCGACGCGCAGCGAGCCGAGATCGACAGCATCGATGCGGGAATCGCGGAGCGGCTGTTCAACGCCGCGATGCCGCTCGCAGGCATCTCGGCGGCGGACGCGAAGGAGATCGAGGGAAACTCGAACGCCGGCCCCTGAGAAGGTTCCTGCTCAGGATCGCCGGGCATCTCGGCATGACGGTCAGGGACCTCGAGGAAACGATGGACACGACGGAGCTCAACGAGTGGGCAGCGCTTGCGAAGGTCGAGCCGATCGGGCTCGAGCGCATCGAGGTGCTGCTTGCCCAACTGTGCTCGCTGGTGTTCAACGCGAACCGCCCGAAGCACGCGAAGCCAGCGACGCCGATCGAATACATGCCGTGGTACGACACCGACAGGGATAGCGGATTCGCGGCGAGTGAGATGGCCTTCAGGATGATGGCCAAGAAGGACCGCTGATATGGCAACAGTCGGCACGCTATTCGTCAACATCGCCGCCAAGACGCAGCCGTTCATCG